TATATCAAATAACCTCATCTCTGTTTTACCGTCAGCCTTACGAAGTCCTCTACCTATAGATTGAAGGTTTCTGATTCGACTTTTACTTGGGGATGCGAAGACAATATTGTCTATTCGTTTGATGTTAACACCTGTAGAGAAAGTTCCGTATGATGCTAGTATGACGTTATTGTCACTTCTCTCTACTATTTCTCTAACTGCTTCTCGGTCTTCTACATCTGTCCCACCATTGACATAGTGGAGCGTTCCCTTTCTTCGTGTGACCATGGGGTTGAACATTTCCCATAGTGGTTGTCCATGTTTCTCAATGTATTGAAATAGTACTAGGGTGTTACCTTTCAGTGACCCCACAAGATTAGTTATGAAATGATTTCTTTCTTGATGTGATACTAGATAATCCATCTCATCTTGGTATGACATTTTCTTCTGTTTAGTATGACGAAGTATGACACATTCTATTTTTAAATTTGCAATCGTTCCCGAATCCATCAACTCCTTTGTGCTTATGACCTTTTTGACAGGGCCGAATAAACCTTCTAGTTGTAGTCGGTGTACTTCTGTTCCGTCCAGTGTACCAGTACATCCAATACGTACAGCAGTAGTCTTCATCTTTTCAAGTATACCTTTCAGTACATTTGCTTTGAATAGATGAGCTTCGTCTCCTATTACAACATCGAATGATTGCATTACTTCCTTTGGTGCTTTACTGAATGACTGCCATGTGGTAACTGTGATTGGTGCATCGAAAACTTCTTGACCATGATAGATTTTACAGATAGGGTCTTTGTATCCGTAGTCTTTAAAATCCTTAGTCATCTGTTCCACTAATGATGTGGTGGGTACGATGATGACTGTCTTAGAGTCATAGTATCTTGCAAGTAAATAAATGATTAGAGACTTACCACTTGCAGTGGGTGATAATAATAGTTGCCTACCATATTGAACTGCAGTTTTAAAAGCTTCTAACTGGTAATCTCTTGGTGCAAATGGAAGGTCTAATATACTAATCCAATCTTCTATTGATATCGGCCCGTTGTTTCTTTCCTTCTTACCAATAACATCTTGAATACCTTCAAACTCGTAACCTCGTTCTCTGCAGAACTCATCTACGTATGGAAGTAACCCAATATAAATCTTGTGTGTTTTGATTGAGAAAAGATATACTTTACCGTCCCACCATTTGTTTTTATAACTTGGCATGAACTTTGCGTTCGGTACAGCAAAGGAAAAATAGTCGTGAAGGTCTTTGGCTAGACCATCATCACAGTCTACCCTCATGAAACATTCGTCCACCTTTGATACTGTGACTTTCATTTTATCTGTAAGGATGTCCACAAAACCAGCCAACTAAACTGGTTCGGGTTCCACTGGTGACAGGCGTCACTTGATGGTGTACAAAAGATGGGAACAATAATAATGACCCCTTTTGTTTTGCAGAGTTAGGAATCTGACGGTAGTAATCCCTCATGTCTCTAGTGTAATCTTTTGAAGTAAGTGTGTCCTTTGAACGAACATCTTCTATCCATTGAAAGTTACCACCCTCGTATTCATCGGGGTCTGTCAATTGTATGGACATACTTAACTTTCTAATCATACCATTGTTTTCATACGGTACGTCACCAGCATCTTGATGCCATGTGTAAAACCCACCACGTTCACCTTGTTGTGCATGATATGTTGTATGTTGAAGTGGTTCAGCATATTCTATGTCGACATTCCATCCACTCTGTTTAGAACCCATAGTAACAGCTTGTTCTATCCTTGTCCAAACGTCTCCTAGAAGCTTTCCATGGTCTCCATGTAACCATCTAATATCTGATGCTCTTATGTTATCAACGACTTTACCACCTGCTCCATTGGCTCTTTTATTGATTACCTCAGCATCGGGGTCTAATCCTACTCTTCCACCTTGCCCTACTGCACCTTCCTCTAAATCGAATTCTGCAGCTTTACCATTAATAAATTCAACTTCATCTGAAGTTAAAAGTGAAGGGTATGTGAATAGGTAGTTACGTAAATTCATTATTGACCTGCCATGAATTTTCTCCAATCAATCGTGTTCTTGATTGTTTGGTGTCTCCATGTGATGTTCTGCATACATTCTTTAAGGAAGTCTACAGTAACTTTTAGATACTCAATCTTTGCATTGAGTTGTTGTAAATCTGTATCGGCATTGAAAAAGATGTTCATATCATTCTTCATAATTTTAAGACCATCGAATGGGTCGGGGTTCCAACCTAGTTCCTTTATTCTATCATCATCCATTTTACCATTGAACCACAACCACTTATCTTTAAGTAAAGTATTGTATTGTTCTTGGTATCTTTTGTGAACTAGTATTTTAGTAGTGAGTAAGTCTTGGTATTTTGCATGAAGCTTAGGTACTTCTAAGGATGCAGTATCCAATTCAATGTCATCTATTTCACAGTCACTTGCCCACTGGGCTTTCAATTCTTCTAAAGTCATAATAATATTATATCACGAAAACGTGAATCTAACTAGTGGTTTCTATGTCGTAGTAAGTAAATTTAAACTCAATAGTTGCAACCACAGATTCACCATCTGCACCCGATTCAAACTCTAATCCACTTAGACCGATTGGAAAGCAGTCATGGAATCTAAAGTATCTATTGGGTATGTTTTTGTTTGTTGTTGTAATAAGAGTGATATCAGATACTTCTGAGCCTGCATCTCCCTTATCCGAAGACGTTCCTATTAGATTTCTACTGGTACCAACATAGGTCTCATAATCTTTAGGGTCTTTAATTGGTACAATTGCATTCATCCATTCGTACACTTCTTTGAAGTTCTCTAGGTCTTCATCCACCAAGAAGTCTACAGATAGATTTTCAAATGTAACTTTGTCGCCTGGAAAATATGCATCCAACCCAACCCCAGCACCGTGTGCTAATTCTGAGAATGACACGCCTGGAATATTACACTTCTTGACAAAGTATTCTGCAGTTGGTATCCTATCAATAAGAAGTCTAAAGTTGTTCTTATTGAGAAGAGATTTGTTGATATCACCCATGGACTCTTGTTATCCGTTTGTTAGTAGTGATGTCGTGATAATCGTCACCCCTATACTCTCTTGTTGTAGTTTCTTCACATAGATATCCTTCTTGGATATAAGTGGTTACAGTTTTTCTAGAGATTACATTTGTGTTCTCTCGACCTTGTGGAAATGTTTTTGCTTCCCATGGGCCCTCTAAAACTTGTACACTCTTTTCATAATTTGACATATTGTTCTCCGTATATACTTATTTAGGTGTTTTGATATGCCAGAACCTACGGAAGTGAACATAATTTGGTGGTATTGATGCAAACTTACATGCCTTATTTGGATTCTTAGGATGCACATCTTCCAGTGTCCAACTGTATACGTCTCTTCTATAGACTTCGTTAGGTATGATTATACCAAAGTCATTATCCAAATCTTCATCATCATATCTTGCGTATATCTTACCTATCTCATCTAAGTATTCTTCTACATGTGTATCATTAAATGAAGCTTCCCACTGGTCGAACCCATTAAAGACTCTACAATTTCTCTTCTTTGGTTCGCCTGGAGCTCCATGTACAGCAGACATCTCTTCTTGTCTAAACCATGGGGCCGGCATTGGTAATGTATTGACTGCAGTCTCTAAAAACATTTCATCAGTATGATTAAATGCTCTTCTCAAATCATCGTAGATATTTTTAACGTGATACAGAGTACCAAAGTGAATAATCAAATCCCACTTTCTTCTGAACGACCATTCTTCATTATGATTGATACATAACTTCTCTGAGTCTGTGTCTATTGAATCTAATAATTCCTGTCTTGCATCTGCATAGGATACAGTTGCACCTAACTTTTCAAAGTGTCTACCAATTAGTCCATGTGCAGTTCCTAGTTCTAGGATAGTCTTCCCATCAAACCAATCTTCACCTTTACAATCGATAACCTTTTTAACTCGTGCTTCCGTTGGAAGGTACATTGTGTGTTCGTCATCTGTGATTGGATTCTTCCATTTAAAGAAACCTTCCAACCCCTCACCATACTTAATCATCTTCATACAGGTATTTATCGCCAAAAAAAACCCCTCGTGAGAGGGGTTTTAGTATTCCAATTAAGGAATGAGAACCTAAGTTCCTTACAGAATGTTAGACACTGCCATCTTTCTGTAGTACTGGTTAGTTCCATTGGATGCAAGTCCGTCAGCAGGTACATTACCTACGAATGGATTTGAAACCATACCATATCTAGTTTTGAAACCGATTTTTGGTTGGAATGTGTTCTCACCTACTGCACGAACCATTTGTAATGGAACGTATGGGCAATAGAAAAGACCAGCATCATAAGGGTTAGTTCCTCTATAACCTACTGTTAAGTAGTCAACACCAGCATATGGGTCAACATATACTTTAACTCTTCCGTTTAGAAGACCAGCAAAAGTATTACCAGTATCGTCAACGTTTAAGTTTGTGTTAAGAGCAGGAGTGTAATCTAATACACCTGCCATTGAAAGAGCAGAAGCTACATCACTTGAACAAAGGATAAAGTTACCTTTTCCTCTTCTTGTATCTTTAGCGATGAAGTTTGATTCTCTTTCGATTTGGAACAATAATCCTTTGAATTTCTCAACAGACCATCTACCGTTAGCATCAACATCTAAGTTGAAAGTACCTGCTGAAGCTGTTGAAGCTGCACCAGTTTTTGCTTGTAAGTTAACATTTCTGATAACTTCACGGTTGATTTCTGCAAGAATTTCTGATGAAAGAATATTTGCAAGTTCTGATTCTGCGTCAAGACCGTGGATTGCTTTGAGGTCTTGTGCAAGTTCGAGTGTGTACTCAGCTTTTAATGCTCTGGATTTAGCAGTGACAGTAGCTTTCTCGATTGAGAATGCCATCTCTGCAAAGTGATTTCCTGCTGCATCACCTAATGCTTCAGCAGAAGCAGTACTCATACCACCACTTGTAGTGGATGCGTATGAAGGAGATGATGTGTCGAAAGGGTCACCTATTGGGTCTGAACCTAGTGAAGTACCTGTTCCTTGAGGAGATGCAGAGTAATCAGTTCTTGCTTCGTTATGAAGTGCTTCTGATTTTGCAGCTCTATCGGCGTCAGTATCATCGTTATATCTTGCTTTCATAGCAAAGATAAGTCCAGTTGGGCCTGTCATTGGTTGAACACCACAAATGTCGTATGCAACGAGATTTGGCATAGCACGTCTTACTAATGAAATCAAAATAGGATTCCAGTTTGCAACCGCGCTTCCAGTAGCATTTAAAGGTGCTGCTTCTTCCAAGTTTCCTTGCTCTTCGAAAAGGGCCTTCTCTTGGTTTTCAAGAATAACAGCAGTAACAGCACGCTTGTAGTTGTCTTCGATTTTTGGCAAATCGGAGTGTTCTAGAATTGGCTCCCACTTTTCTTGTAAGTTTTCTGATAAAAACATTTTATTTTTCCTTTAAATTTAACCTAATGGTTTTAGTTTAGTTATTGCTTGAGTGTACTGTTGCATGTCGGGAGCAAGTAGTGGTTCTTTCTTTTCAGAAAGTTCCCCTGTTCCTTCTTCTACAATAGTATCCTCAACTAGTTTATCACTCTCTTTT